AGTTCCGATTGTAAGTGAAGCTGTTCCGCAATCTAACGTCATTCCACTAGCAGCTCCAGAAGCATTGATAACAATTGCGTCAGAAACGTTTTCTGTTGCTGTTATATTGACAGAACCACCAGTGTTTACAACGTCTATATCTTGACCAGCTGCTCCTGTAGCTAAAATATCAATACCGCCAGCTCCTGCCGATAAAACGATTGCGTCCGCCGCATCTTCTCCCCCTGTAATATTTACAGAACCTAAAGAAGATATTAGAGAAAGATCAAAAGCCCCTGTTACAGTGAAATTAGAAGCCGCCGCTGAATCAAGAGATATAACCCCTGTTGTGTCAACTATAACACCACCAGTTGAAGCATCAATATCGATACCACCGGCACTTGAAACGATAGTGATCGAATCGGCTGCCGATTCTGAGCTAGAAATATTCACTGAAGAACCCGTTGCGACTATATCGATATCCTCACCCGCTGCGGCTCCACTTGCTAAAATGTCGATACCGCCTGCGCTAGAAACGATAGTGATTGAGTCAACTGCTGATTCTGAAGATGAAATATTTACTGAGCTACCAGTTGCAACGATGTCAATATCCTCGCCAGCGGCGGCACCTGATGCCAGGATGTCAATACCCCCAGCAGTTGAAGTGATTTTAATCGAATCAACCGCTGATTCTGTAGCGGTAATATTTACGCTAGAACCTGTGGCTATAATATCGATATCCTCCCCGGCAGCGGCGCCAGAGGCTAGAATATCAATACCACCGGCGCTAGACACGATAGTGATCGAATCGGCTGCCGATTCAGATGAAGAAATGTTTACTGAACTACCTGTAGCTACTATGTCGATATCCTCACCAGCTGCTGCACCGGGTGCAGTAATATCAATCCCACCAGCTGACGCAGTAATAACGATGGCAGTAGCAGCACTTTGTGAAGATGCAATATTAATTTGTTCGGCTGCATCAAGGTCAAAACCACCTGAAGAATCTATGTTGATAGCATCTGATGCTGTTTCACCAGCATTTAAGTGAATAGATCCAGAAGTACAAATCAGATCAATATCCTCTCCAGCAGCTCCAGCAGCGATTAAATCCATACCACCAGCTGAAGCATTAATAACAATGGCATCAGCAGCGTTTTGCGAAGATACTAAGCTCATTTGTAGAGCTACATCAACATCAAGACCACCAGCAGCCGAAAGGATGCGTACTGCATCGGCAGCAGCTTCCTCGCCATTAATGACAACACGACCAGCATCTGAAACTACCGACATATCGATTCCAGCGCCTGTCGCTGTTAAATTACCTGCGGCTGAAGATGATAACGATACTGTTCCACCGCTAGCTGTAAGGTCTGTAAATGTACCAGCCGCAGGCGTGGTTCCCCCGATGGCACCCGCGGCAGCCATTATTGATGGTACATTGGCAGGAACTAAGGCTAGTGTTCCTGAAGATGGCGCAGCTGCTTCAGCATTGGTAGCAATTTCAATTATACCAGGCTGTGAAGTACTTGCAGCAGGTGCTCCAGCAATGGCGACGGCTGCTAGACCAAGCGGAGTTACCGCTCTAGTATTATCTGTTCCGGTAGTCGTTTCAGATATAGTAGCTAATTCTACTTTCCCCTTAACTGTAGTTGAAGCATCAGGGGTTCCTAAATATGATAGTGGGCTTGACATAGGGTGGCTCTCCTCTTAAAAAAATAACTGTTATAAATATAGGGGAGAAAGTAAAATAAAATCCTCTTGGCTAAAGGTTCAGTTGCATGGAATGTTTAAATTGTGGTAGAATTATTCCGTTGTATAATTGGAAATACTGCAATATACAATGTCGCAATGAGAGCATTTCGAAGATAGCTCGCAAAAATTACAGAAAAACAAATATGATATGCCGAGAATGCGGGAAGATATATTTGGTGAAGAATTCTCAACGTAAAAGATCTCATTTCTGTTCTAGGACATGTCAAGGGGCAATGTTGAGTAAAATCACAAATAGGAAGATTGTAAATATAACGATATTTAGACCTGATTGCAGAGTGGTTAAGATATAAAAAAATTATGGCCTCGGTTTATAAAAGAATAATTTTATTGTTCATACTCAAGAGTATGAAAAGGAATTTAAAAAATGGATGAAAAAGAGCACCCTTTCCCTAATGAAGAATTATTGCTAATGCAAAAGCTCCATAAGGAAGAAAAGATAAGCAAAGAAGACATAGAAAAGCTTTGTAACCTACTTCACAAGTACTTGAACCTTCGGGCGGACGTATTCATGCGATAACTTCTACCATCATAAAACTATAAGGGGCGTGAAAAAAATCGTTCATAGGCATGTGATGGAAGACCTCTAGGAATCCGTGAAGAATTGCGTGGTATCCAAAGCGAGATAAAAGACTTTCACGGAAGACTATGTGCTATTGAAGAAAAGAATAGGAAATAATTATGACTATACCACAAATTATAAAAACTAAAGATTATTCAATTTTTAAAACTGTGAATTTTAACAGAGATAAAAGTAAAAAACATATAATGTATTGAAGAAAGGAATAGAAAATGAAAATAAATCCAAATTATGCAATTTGCACAGTAGTTGCTATAATTATATTTTGTGGATGGGTACTATGTTTCAAGATGATATCTCCTGGCTATGTTGGTGTCGTTATTGATATGCTGGGAGATTCAAAAGGCGTAGAAACAAAAGAACTTCATGTTGGCATGCACTGGATTCCTCCTTGGAAAAATGTCTATCAATTTCCAATTTTCGAACAAAATGATACATGGGAGGGTGATCATGAAGGATTTAATTTTCAAACATGCGAAGGTATGGCAGTGGCTGCTAATATCGGTATTACTTATCACCTTCGTCCAGAATCTATACCACACATTTTTCAGCGATACCGTCGAGGTATGGACGAAATTACTCATGTATTTATACGGAATTTTATTCGTGATGCTATTAATAAATCTGCTTCTAAGACTCGCATTGAGGATCTATATAGCAATAAAGAAAACTTCTTCAATGAAATAGAAAAGCATGTACGATCAGATCTTTCCCCTCTTGGTATCGAATTATCTAGAATATATCTAATTGGAAGATTTCATTTTCCACAGAATGTCATCTCTGCTTTGAATGCCAAGATTGAAGCCAACCAGCGTGCTCAACAGAGAGAAAACGAATTACGAGAGGCGGAGGCAGAAGCAAAGAAACAGATCGCTAAGGCGGAAGGACAAGCTAGATGTGCTATAGTTCAGGCCGAATCAGAAGCAAAGGCAAATAACTTATTATCTCAATCGGTAACTCCTGAATTAATCAACTGGCAAGCAGTACAAAAATGGAATGGGCATCTTCCTACTGTCACGAGCGGTGTTACACCTTTCATTCAAATTAAATAGTAATAACAATGAAGTTATCATGTTAATAATTTTGATGGTTTTATTTTGTATACTTTTATTTAATCTTACTGTAGTAGGATTAGCCATAGCCGCTAATAAATGGTCAAGCTAAATATTTTTCATTCAATATAATAACAAGGAGGTTAAAGATGCTTTTTATAATTTTTTTAATATGTTGTTCAATATTTGGGTTTATTTTTGGAATTGCGATGGCGGCATCGGCTGATTAACACTAGATTTTGGATCTTTTAATTCTATTAAATATCTTTTATCTAATTTTTTTAATGCATTGATAGTTCCAGGCCCATTTTCCCTTATAGCATTTTCTAAAACTTGAGTATAATAGTGTCTCAAAGGCTCATTCATGATAAATCTGTAAGCCATTTCACCCGTCTTAGCTAAGCCAGCCGCTGCGCCCGCTCCTGCTGTAGCTCCTGCCAACCCTTTCAATGCTAGAAGGGGATTATTAACAACCCCTCCGCCAAATAACGACATAACTCCAGTTTGAAGAGGCACTGATCTTGCTTTATTCATTATAAAATTTGATGCCCTCCGAGACTGCATTAAAGTTGAAAATACACTATTACCTTGTCGATGAAAATCAAGAGCCTCTTGACTTATAGGAGCTAAATATCCTTCAATTGAATCATTAAAAATATCGGCTATTTCCCCCCAATATTGTCTTGATTGTCTTACACCAGCTCTATCAAGAGGCGCTGCCATTGCAGCAGCTCTATTTCGATTAACATCACGGTACATTTGTAAAACTTCAGGCATTTCCATAGCTCTACCAGTTAATCGATCAACAAATCTAGTTAATTGATTACCAACTAAATCTTTTTCTGGTGTTGGCCCACCATATTGCAAAGTATTTTGATTATAATTCCTTAAACGTGCCTCAAGACCGCTAGGAGTTACCATAGTTCCTTGGGGAATTGCATTATCCCTTCTTTCGTAAAGACTTCTTGTTAAATTATCTGGTGATCGTTCCCCAGTGATCCTAGGAAGACCCATCGATAAAACAAACATTAAACCTTGTTTAGCTGCTTCTTGGCCTATTCCACCAGCACCTAATTTTTCGGCGCCTTTTTTAGCATATTCACCAGAAATAGCAGTTCCTAATTTTCTAAATAAATTTAATCCTGTTCTCAAACTTTGAGGTAATCTTGAAAGTTGTCCAGGATTCTCAGGAGCGGTTATCATCCCTGAAAATGTTTTTACAATCTCGTCAGCGGTTGTTTCATTTTCACTACGTGGTTTAGTGTATCCTTCTGTCAATTCTTCTGATCTTTTTTGAAGACTTTCTTGTGTAGGAAGAAGATCAAAAGCTTTATTTAAACCTTTTTGTACGTAACTAAAAGGGGGAATATCCAATTGACTAGGAACTTTTTCTCTTAATTTTTTTCCAAATTGATGAATATCTCCAGGTAAACCCACTATAGTTTCTAACATGCGTGAACCAACTCGGGTAACATCTCTCAAAGATTCATTGAAAACGTCTTCCGTAGTTTCTCCAGCCTGTATTTGAGAAGCAATATTAAAAGGCGAATATACTTGTGAAAAATCGTTAACATATTGATCTTTATTTTCAGGTGTTTTCTCAACTTGTAAAGGTTCAGAAACACTATAAAAAGACTCTGTAGCTTGTTTAAAAGGACTCGGGGTCATAACCATCCTCAGAAGCTAATTTTTTAGCTAGTTCTTCATGTTTTATTTTATATTGTTCTGGACTATATTTACCTTTATTTTTTCTCATTTCAAAATCAGCTCTATTCATATAATTTACAGCTGTTTGAACGGTAATAGGAGTTCCTCTTTCAACTTTATGGGTCGGATACTCAACAATATTAATAGCTCTTTCTATATTTTCTTTGAATTGATCTTCATTTTTTAAAATAGTATCAGCAAGATCAGGATTTACTTCTCGCAATTGCACTAAATTTTCTCGCGTTACTACTTTATCAAAATCAGGAAATTGATTACGTAAACGAAGTTCTATAGTTTGCTGACTATTAACTTGGCTTTTAGTTTCATATTGCCGTACAGTTTTTTTAAGATTTTTAATTTCTCGAACTAATTGCTTTAATTGTTTACCTTCAATTAATGCTTCATCTTCAATAGCAACTTCAAAATCATCTTCTTCCGGTTCTTGAACTTTTTGTACAGGCTGCGATTGTTGTTGCATACGACGTATATACTCTAATGCCTCATCACGTTCTCGTTCTGCTTGTGAAGCTCTAATACGAAGCTTTTTAAAGTTGTCCTCTTTTTTAACTACTGGTTCTTCCAATTCTGATTCTTCAAGTTCTTGTTCTTCTTCAACTTGTTCATATTCCTGCTCTTGTACAACAGGTTCTTGAATTATCTCTTGTTCTTGCTCTTGTTCTGGCTGTTCAGGTTGATACGGTTCGTTTTTAACACCATATTTTTGTTCAGCAATTCTATTCATTGCATCAATTTGACTTTGAGTTACTTGTGGAACGCTCATTACTACTCCTAATATTAATTCAATTCACCATTCAACTGCTTACAAATATTTAATAAAGTACCATCACGATCATCGAGTACATACTGCAATAATTCATATTGCTCTTTTGGTATTTCTACGGCTCTATTTATCATCATGTTATATGTATCTCGAGAAGGTAATACCCATAAAATTTCTATATAATCATCTTTAAAATTATAACGATAGACGACATTATCATACGTAGGAGTTGGACAACTTTTTCTATGAAAAAAATAATTTCTAATAACATTTTTCATTAAACGTTCTTTTTTTGTCTCTACTACAATATAAAAATCACCTTCATATACTTTTCTACCATCATCAAACGTTTCATAAAAAAGTTCTTCATAATTTTCAAGTTGCTTTTGCATTTGTTCATGAGGACTATGCGTTAAATAATCAGCATCTTGTAATAAATCAGTTGATAATTTACCGACAGTATCACGTTTCATGTCTACTTCCTTGTATATAATATGTAGCTATTTCTAGTTACTGTATTTTTTACTAGAGATAGCTACATATGTAAATATGATTTATTTTTTATTTTTTTTAGCTTCAGAAAGGGCAATAGCAATAGCTTGTTTTCGATTACTTACTTTTGGTCCTTTTTTAGAACCAGAATGCAACATACCTTCTTTAAACTCTTTCATTACCTTTTCTATTTTATCTTTTTTATGATGCTTAACTGCCATTTTATGCAATTTTTTATCACCTTTGACACCAGCTTCATGTTCAGCTTTTTTTGCATGCAATCCTTCAAGCGTTTCAGCAAGACGAGCTCGCTTGCCTTCTTTCCCACCTTTTTTTGCAGCTGCTTTTAATTTTGCTTTTGGTATTTTTTTATCTTCAGATACACCAAGTTCTTTATGTAATGCACCTTTTTTCATATGCATTTTTTGAATCCATTTTTTCATATTACCATCCTACATCATTTCTATCTTCATCACGTGTTAATGATTGACAATAACGATTTGGATTCCATTGTTTAATAATTGGTTGATTAGAAAGATTTGCAACTCCGTGTGGATCTTCAAAAATTAATCGAGCATCCATAACTTCTTGAGCTCTTATAGGATTTGCTTTTCTATAAAAAGCTTCTTGCATTGATCGCATATGATCTTTCATAGCTACATCAACCATGCATGAATTTTTTTTTGATTTTTTATTTGCCATTATATTTCCTTATATAAAAGCCCATATTTCTACGGGCTTTTTTTATTTAATACGAGAAGTTTGCTGCGCAAGCAATTGCTGATCTAATTTTTTTTGTGATTCTGTTTTTTTACTGCGCATATTAGCTGGCACACCTAAAATATTAAATGCTATTTGTGTAGCCTTTTTATTCGGTCTTGGCATTGCAGGCATACACTTCTCCTTATTAATATTTTTTAGGACGCAAATGACGATGAGCTTGTGCTTCATCATTCATCATTTGACGATCAATACCAGTAATAGTATCATCAAGGTCTACATTTAAACCTCGTGCACCTTTTGGCCATGCATGATATTTTACATCTTGAGGAAGATTTGCAATTTTGCTGTGATCTTCATTAAGCAATCCTGAAGCTCGCATTGCACTTTCTCTTCTTTTGTTTGACATAAAAAGCCTTTCAATAGAGATTGTTTTTACTATCTATACACCTTGTATAGAATTTTTAATTCCACTTTGTTCTGTTTGATAGGTATTAGCTGTCTCAGATTGCTTTAAGCTATTTGACATATTAATATATTTTTCCAAATGACTTAAATCCATAGTTTCAAGTTCTTTAATAATTTTTAATTTATTTAAGAGCGCTAATTCATCTTGTTTATTTGCTTCTGCAATACGTTCAACTGCTAATGATCTATTTTCTTCAACACGAGAAGTACGTTCTGCAAACAATCCAATATCTGCTTTTGCACGAGCTTGAGCTAACTCTATTTGAGCCAGTTGTAATTGTTGTTCAATTTGTTGAGCTTGTTGTTGAGATTGTATTTGTGCTTGTTCAGTTTGCTCCATATGTTTAATAACACGTTCTTTATTTTGAAATGTAGCTGCTTCTAATAAATCTTCAGGAGCAATAGGCAATCCCATTTCTTTCAATTCAAGCATTTGAGCAAATTGCATTTGTTTTTGTGTTGAAGTATTTAATCCTTCTTCTACATTTGCATGATATATACCAAAAGCTTTATTATGAAATTGAGGTGAAGGCTCTTCACCTTCAAGTATTTTTTTAACTTTGCCAGGTGTAAAGTTTGATTGAATAATATCAATCATCAATTTACCTAAATTTTTAGTTGCCATATCCAAATTATCAAATAATGGTTGCAACGTAGTCAATCCAGCACCCTGTCTAAGCATTGATAATACACCAGCTTTATCATCTACAGCACTACCTAAAAGTTCATCATTTACACCAGATACATGATTAATCTCTTTTGAAAGTAATTCAGATAGTTGAATAGTTGTAGGAGGAATCACCGGTGATTGAATCTGACGTAAATCATCTAAAGAAGCATCTTCTTTGACTGCTATACCTTTACCTTGCCCATTTTTAAATACATCACTAGGGTCAACTAAAGCATTAGCTTTATAAAGCCATCCAGAATTTACCGTAGATTCTAAAATATCAAACTCAGTAAGTCTTCTGTGATTATATAAATATTGAGGATCACGAAGTCCTGTAACAACTCCCTGTATTCTCCATGGAAGATAAGGAATCTGAGGATTATAATAAGCATATACAGGCACAAAAGGATAACTATCGATCCCAAGCACATTCGGTCCATCATAAAACACTCTACCTTGAACAACAATAGCCATATTAACAGTAGGTATTTCTTGTTCTATTAAAGTAATTTGAGGATATAATTGTAGAAATTGAGCTAGTTTTTCATCATCTTGAGCTTTCCATTCTAAAGTATCTCCAGTTTCACGATCAACAAGCATTTTTTGAGCTCTATAATCTCTATAGTAAAATTCATCATAGGTGAGTAAATTTTTCATTGAATAATTATATGTCTCTGCCATAAATTGAAATTTACCATCTCTATTTGAACTGGTAGAACTTCCATTTAATCCTAAAATTTCTTCTTTGCTATTTGGCAAAAGTGACATAGCTTCTAATTTTGTTACATATGTTCTTTTCCAAATACCATTACAATCTGAAAGATCACCTTTCTTCCAAAATGGATCCATAACAAAACTATTATAGGAAGCATTATCAACTTTTATATTGCCAGACACTGGATCATTACGATAATCAACCCAAACATGCAAAAGATTCATACCTGTAATTAAAGAGCCATGAAAAGCATCAGAAATCGTTTCTAGTATATTTTCTTTTTTACAACACCACATTAATACTTTAGAAAACTGATCTGCCGTTTCATTGTCTGCATTTTCAATAGGAACAGCAACAATAGATTTTCTATTACGACGTTGATATCCTGTTATAGCATTAATTGTTGGACGTATTCTATTAAAGCTAAACTGACGTTTACGCGTCATAGACACATTACCATAATAATCACTCCATGCTGTTTGATCTCCTGCCTCAAATCGACTATTTAAATCTGCTTCAGACCAAAATACTTGATTAGGCGTAATCGCTTCAGCATAAAATGTCTCCATACGATTTAAAAGACCACGATCTTTTTCATCATAATATTGAGCTCCCAATTGAGGATAAAGCATTCATTACTCCTTGTATTAACAAGCTCTTAATTTTTTTATATACAATATAATGAAAATTAATAATGTGATACTATTTATTTTCCTCTTCTGGATCTGCATCTACATCCATTTCTACAGCATCAATTAAATCATCTAAGGTATTATTTGCTACACTTAAATCTAATGACGTTTGAGATTTTACTACTTGCTCAACAATCTCATCAACTGTATCTTCCATTACTGGTTTATTTTTAAAAAATATATGAGATCCAATAAGAGCAAATACTCCACCAATAATAAAAATTGCTTGAAATAAAAATGCCATACTATTCCTTTCTTTGATCTTTTTTACTTTGAACATGAATTTTAATGTCGATTTCAGTATCAGAACCATCACTATCACGCATATTATTAATAGCTTCTTTAATAACATGTTCTAACGGAGGTGTTGGTTGTCTTTGTATTATAGGAGCTTGATTATGAATATGTTGCGTTAATTGAGTAGTTCTTTCTTCTTGTTGTTGTTGATTGGTAACATAACAACGATAGGTAATACATCCTGTTCCCCCTAAACAACTACCTAATGCAACCATAATTGCTGACAATGTATTCATAATGTCTCCTTGTAGTTAGAAAAATTCAAGTACCCATATTACACCAGCACCACCAGTTCCGCCAGTACCAGAATTAGTTCCATTTAAAGAACCGCCTCCGCCACCACCGCCTGCTCCTGGAAAACCACCAGTTCCTCCATTTCCTGCAGAAGCTCCAATATATTGACCGCCACCACCACCTCCTCCAGATCCTGTAATTAAAAGTCCACCTAAAGGAGTTGTCATAGCATTACCATTACCACCATTAATTGTCGTTGTAGGATTTCCTGCTGTTCCTGCAGCAATTACAGTTACACCATTTAATGTAACTGCACCACCAGGTCCTCCATTTCGTGCAGTTGTAGAGTTTGCACCACCTCCACCACCACCTCCATTACCATCAAAATGAGGTCTAGCATTATTTGTTCCTGTTGATCCTGTAGTAAGGTTTCCATTACCCCCTGTTCTACCACCATTACTTATATTTCGAATATAAACAAAGTTAACTGCAGATGCACCTGAAGCTGCTACTCCATTTACTCCGCCTGCTGATGCAGATGTTCCTGCGCTTGCTACAATATTACCAATTGAAGAAGCTGTAGCAATACTTCCAGGATTGCCATCAGTATTAGCAGATGTTTGAGCAGCCCCACCTGGAGCACCAGCTCCTATTGTTACTGTTTCACCAGCTGGATTAAATGCAAAAGAAGGTAAAAGAACATTTAGTATTGCACATCCACCATAACCTCCAGCACCTCCACCAGATGCTGCAGTTGCTCCTTGTCGTCCTGAACCACCGCCAGCACCTCCACCAGATCCAAATACTGCTATTGATTTAGTTCGAGGATCTATAAAAAAAGTTCCAGAAGAAGTAAATACTGTATATTTACTTGCTTTATTAATACTATTATTTGTTGCCATATATTAACTTTCTAAAATACTTCCATAATCCATATTTCACCCCGGCCACCATTACCACCTGAACCTGGAGCATTAGCAGTATCGGCACCTCCGCCACCTCCACCACCTCCACCAGGAACACCAGCGGTCCCTCCATTATATGGTCCACCACCAGCAGCATTTCCAGAACCTCCTCCAGCTCCAGAACCGCTTGAAGGAAAACAATTTTGTGGATTTGTTGGATTATTTCCAGAACCTCCAGAAGCACTAATTCCTGATGTTCCACCATTTACAATAATAGATGTTGCAGCATTACCAATAGATCCTCCTGCACCACCAGCGTTATTAGCAGCACCACCTCCACCACCACCTCCACCAGTTGCAACAAAAGTAAATCCATTAATTTGTACGGTAGTTGCCGTTGTATTTGTTCCTGCAGTTGCATTACGAGAAAAGAATGTATTTCCTGTTGATCCAATATCCACATTGGAAAAACTAAATCCTCCAGTTCCAGCTGTACCTGTATCTGCACCAGATCCACCACCACCACCTGGGCCTCCAGGATATGCGATTAAATAAGATCCTATAGAAGTATTACTTGCAGCAGTTCCAGCTGTACCATTATGACTTGTTCCAGTATTGCTTCCTGCAGCTCCTACACCTCCTGAAGAAACAGAAACAGTTTCAGAACTTGAAAAATTACTTGCTGTACTCATATATGCGACAGCACCACCAGCACCACCTCCACCACCTCCAGCACAGTTACTTGTAGTTGATTGTTGAGAACCAGATCCACCACCGCCACCTGCACCTCTAACAAGCTGAAAAATCATATTAGTAGCAGCTTGCTTTGTCCATGTTCCAGATGATGTAAACATAGTTATTTTTGAAGGACCATTAATACTATTATTTGTTGCCATACTATCTCCTATCCGAGATTTGCATTATCCGCATCAGATTGTAATTCTGCTACTGTTTTATCAACATCTGCTTTACCTAATCTATCTTCATGAATTTCAAAAGAATGCGTAATGTCATCAAAATAATCTCCTGCTCCTATCCATTGATCAACAGGAACAATAGTAGTACCAAAAGGAGGACACCATTCAGCTCCGCCCCATACCATAACTGATTCTATTATTCCATCTCGAACAATAGCAAAATCTATTGCATCAGCATTAACAGCATCTTGCGGTTTTGGATTTTGAAAATCATATGCATCAACAGGCAGTTTACCCATAGTTGGATTATCTTCATAAACTGTCATATATCGAGGAACGGTATATTTAAAAGGACATGCCAAAATAATCGCATGTTCTTGTCCATTTTGATTTACTAAAATATGTTTCATAATTTCCTTAAAAATATTCTAAAATCCACATTTCTCCACGAGCTCCATCGCCACCAACTCCAGAATTAGTTCCTGTTAATGAACCACCGCCTCCGCCACCACCGCCGCCTGGAGTTCCACCAGATCCACCGTTGCCAGCAACTAAGCCTACTGACTGTCCACCACCACCTCCTCCACCTGTTCCCATAACAAGAACTCCAGCATTAGGATAAGTTGTTGTAACACCATTTGATCCATTAATAGTACCTGTTTCTATACCTCCAGCTGCAGCAGCTACAAATGTAGTTGTATTTAAAATTGCACCTGCACCTGTTCCTCCAGCTTGCGGTGTTACTGAGTCAGCACCACCACCGCCACCACCTCCACTTGGCAATAATTGCATATTTGCATTACCTGTAGCATTACCTCCAGCTGTCAAATTTCCTAATCCAGGAGCTGATGTTAAAGCTGTAGTTGATGCAAGCATAAAAGAAGAACCATTTGATGTAGTAGCTGTTGAAGATCCAGTAGTGCTACCACCACCTGGAGCACCACCAGCAGTTGTTCTTAAAGATCCAATAGAAGTAGGATTATCTGCAGTTCCATTATTTCCATTTCCTGCCGTTGTTGCAGCGGCAGCTCCTGTAGCAACTCCACCAATAGTTACAGTTGCCGGACTAGTAAAATACTTTACATCATTATATACATATAGACCTGCACCAGATCTTCCTCCTCCTCCTCCTCCTGCAGCTCCTGTTAATCCTACTGCACCAGATCCTCCTCCTTGTCCTGAACCCCAACCAATCACACAAACCATTTTAGTTCTCGGATCTTTTGTCCAAGTACCAGATGCCGTAAATATAGTTATTTTAGAAGTTCCATTAGCATTATTTTGAGTTGCCATAATATCTCCTATACGTAGGTAATATTTCCAAGGGAGTTTACAACAATCCAATCCGTATTTGCAACTGAACATAACAACTCTATTTGATCATATTGATTGGTTGATGATAATGAACCACCTGTACCAGTAGTTGTATTAACATTACCAAAATGAATTGTCTGACCAGAGTTTTGTGCTATAGCCCAACCACCAGAACTTGAACCATACACTTGAACACGTTGTCCTAATGCAGCTGTTGATGGTAATGTTAATGTCACTAAACTTGCCCCGTTATTGACAAGATATGAATTATTAACCGCCATAGTAACGGTGCCACTGTTTTGATTATTAAATGTATAATAAGCAGTTCCAGTAATAGTTACTGTTGATCCTGTAGCAGATGTTGTAACAGTGCCAGCACCGACAATACTAAATGCATTTGAGGATGCAGTTGCTGATCCTGAAGTTGCATTAATTGTATTTGCTGCTGTAGTTGCAATGGTTAATGTAGCCGAAGTTCCTGAAGTAGATATTGGACCTGTACCCGTAATTGTAATTGCATTTGAAGAAGATACAGCAGAACCAGTTCCACCATTAACAGTTCTAATTGCTGTAGATGTAATTGATAATGTGCTTGATGATCCTGAAGTACTTATAATTGTTCCATCACCAGAAACAGTTACCGTTGATCCAGTCGCAGAACCTGTATTACCAGAAAGCGTTGTAATAGCACCGCCTGCAGATGCTGCCTGCCAGGTCGGTAGGGACCCACTTCCATTCGAAGTTAAAACATAACCTGAAGTTCCAGCTGCTATGTCTGATAATAAACCAGTATTACTTACTCCAACTACACCATAACTAGAAAATGATGGAATTTTCACTCCGCCACTGCCAGTGTTTATTGTTACTGATGATGTTGTATTCGTAGAACCTAAAGTCAATGTTTTAGCTCCACCACCTGTAGCAATATTAATAGTATTAGCTGTTGCATCTGCAGAAATATTTACTGTACCAGTTCCTGTAGCAACTGTATGAACACCATTCGTGGTAGTTATAACATTACCACCCGTCCCCGTATTTATATTAACAGCTGTAGCTCCAGTTATATTACCAATCGTAATTGTTTTAGCAGCAGCATTGGTTCCAATATTAATAGCGCCAGTTCCAGCTTGCAAAGATAATGATGATGTTGTATTCGTAGAACCAACTGTTACTGTTTTAGCTCCACCACCTGTAGCAATATTAATAGTATTGGCTGTTGCATCACCAGAAATAGTTACAGTTCCAGTTCCTGTAGCAAGTGTATAAATACCATTCGTTGTTGTATGAGTAGTTCCTGCAGTACCTGTATTTATATTTACATAAGTAGCACTATTTGTATTACCAATCGTAATAGCTTGCGTAAGACCACCGCCAGTTCCAATACTTAAAGTTCCTGTAGATCCACAATCTATACTAACTGAAGTTGCAGAAGCAGCATTTACACCAATAGCAATAGTACCTGTACTACTTGATTGACCTATTTGTACACCACCTGATCCTGCTTGAAGAGCAATACCACCAGTATTACTTGTATTACCAATTCTTATTTGCTTATTGGTACTATCAGTACCAATATTTATAGCACCAGTTCCTGTAAAAACAGAAAAAGTAGCATTGTTAGTACCTATACTTGATGAAGATCCTGAAGTAATAGTATAAGCACCAGAAGAAGAACTACCTATATTAATAGTTTTAGTTCCTGAAGTTCCAATACTTAAAGTAGCAGTCGCGGCATCTGTTCCAATTTTTATTGCACCTGTTCCAGATAAGATATCTATTTCTTTATTGGTAGTACATATACCGTTTGTTATTGTTGCCATATTATCTCCTATACAACGCTATAATTACCAAACCCACTTGTAGTAGCAAATGTTGTGTTGGCAGTAATACATATAAGATACAACGAATCATACTGGCTTGTTGCCGATACTGATCCACCAGTTCCTGAAGTGCTTGATACACCATTAAAGATTATCTGCTGGCCAGCATTTTGTGCTATTTGCCATAATCCTGAATTTGAACCTTGAACAGCAATTTGATCACCAACTGCTGCTGTAGAAGGCAATGTAAATACAGTAGGAGATCCAGACCCATTATTTACATATCCATTATTGACAGCCATAGCTTGTGTTGAACCAGTGGTATTATTCCATGATAAACCGCCACCTGCAGACGCTGCCTGCCAAGTAGGTAATGACCCAGTTCCATTCGAAGTCAAAACGTATCCAGAAGTACCAGCTGCTATATCTGATAACAATCCCAAATTATTAACACCAACTACACCATAATTGGTAAATGATGGAATAGTAATTCCACCACTACCAGTATTAAATACTACTGATGATGCACCAGTAGTATTTCCTATAGTAATTGTTTTTGCTGCAGCATCAGTACCTATATTAATAGCACCTGTGCCGGATACTATGTCAATAATTTGACCATTAGTACATATACTATTTGTTAATATTGCCATATGATTTCCTAAATAACATCTAAGTTACCAACAAAACTAGTAGCAACCCAATTTGTGTCAGCTGTTACGCATAATAAATATAAAGAATCAAAATTGCCTGTAGATGTTATTGAACCAGTTACACCAGTTGTAGATACAACGCCATTAAATGAAATAGATTGTCCAGAATTTTGAGCTATTTGCCACAATCCAGAATTATTTCCTTGAACAGCTACTTGAGTACCTACTGCTGCAGTTGCAGGAAGGGTAAATACAGTTGGAGTTCCAGAACCATTATTTATATATCCATTTCCTACTGCCATAGCTTGTGTAGAACCTGTAGTATTATTCCATGCAAAAGGAGCTGCAATTGCTTGAAATGATGGTAATGCACTTGTTCCATTTGAAACTAAAGCATATCCTGCTGTTCCAGCTGCTATATCTGAAAGCAATCCAGCATTATCAACTCCAACTACACCATAACTAGAAAATGATGGAATTTTCACTCCGCCACTGCCAGTATAAATAACTACTGATGATGTTGTATTTGAAGAACCTAAACTTAATGCTTTAACACCACCACCAGTTGCTATATTAACTGTTGCATTGGTTGCATCGTTTGAAATATCTATCGTGCCTGTACCACTATTTAATCCAATAGGACCATTATTTGCAGTTATAGAAACGCCAGCAGAACCACCAATTATATTGACAACAGCAGACCCACTATTATTACCAATATTAATGGTTTTATTACCAACAGAACCAATACTAACAAGATTATTTGCTGCACCATTGCCAATATAAATATCACCGCCTGTAGTATCAATGGTAATAGTTCCAGATGGTTGCGCAGTAAAAAAACCACCATTAACAGTTACACCGCCAGAACCGGCAGTTAATAACAATGAAGATGCTCCAGTTGTATTACCAATAGTTACAACATTTGCAGATGCTTTTGTCGCTATATTAAGCGCACCTGTACCTGATTGAATATCTAACTGTTGACCATTTGTACATATACTATTTGTTAAAGCCATACTAAATCCTTTCTAAATAACGTCTAAATTTCCACTTGATCCATATACTGCAAAATCTGTATTTGCAACAATACATAGCAAAGTAATAGAATCATATCGACTGGTAGAAGTAACTGAACCACTTGTTCCAACTGTAGAATCTAAACCATTAAAATGTATTGATTGACCTGCATTTTGCGCTATCTGCCATAATCCTGAATTTGAACCTTGAATTGCAATAATACTACCTACTGCAGCTGTTGCTGGTAATGTAAATACTGTTGGCGCTCCAGATCCATTATTTATATAACCTTGATTAATTGCTAAAGCTTGAGTTGAACCCGTAACATTGTTCCATACTATTCCTCCACCACCTGAAGAAGGTTGAAACGAAGGAGGTAATACAGGACCATTTGAAGTTAAAACATAACCAGAGACAGCTGGATCAATACTTATTTGTTGAGATCCTTCATAAATAACCACACCATGATCATAGGCAAAAGAAATACTGTTAGTACCACCTTCTCTAATAGGTATAGGACTTTTTTGTTTATATGCCATATTGTATCCTTAGAAGATTAAGTATTCAGTGCCATTAAACAATAACTGAACAGACTCAAATGAGCTATTCATAATAAATGTTGGAGCACTATCAATATCAACTACACCACCTACGGTAGTAACTGTTATATTATGAAGATAGGCAGTCCCAGTAATATCTTTAATGACATATACCCGACCTACAGTAGGAGCATTTGGAAGTTCTATAGTTATTGCAATAGTTGAAGTATCCACACCTAAAAAACTATCGGTTGCTTGTACAACATAAGGAGATGTTGTTACCAATGTATAATTTAAAATTAATATACCGGTACTTCCGCCACCACCTCCAGATCCATAACTTGTAATCTGTGACATAATTATTCCTTATGCTGTTGTATAATAAGCACTAATATATACATTTCCTGATGTTGGAGCAGATACATATTTAATGTAAATAACAGTTCCTTGGGCTAAAAAAGCACCATTAGGAATAGTTTGATTAGTTGTAAAATCAAGAACCATACCAGAAGAGGCAGGAATAGCATCATGAATTGTCGTACCATTATAAGAAATATATATATCAGCATCAGTCGTATTATTAATTTTTAATATACGAATAGAGGAAGGCATTGCGCTTCCTGCTGCAACAAAAGATGAAGTTATAGAACTATAAGCAACTGTCTGTACAGGAATGGCAGTAAATCGAAATGTTAAAAATTGTGAAGACATGCTTTCTCCTTATATATTAAAGAGCGCAAGATTGTACAGTAACAGATGAAACCGTAATTGTGCCTGTTGTGTTATATACTAGATAGTAATTATTTGGAACAATCGCATTAAATGAAAGCAATGTGCTTGATACTACAGTAAATGTTGGATATACCGTATTTGCTGTCGGACCAGTTGCAGCACCAACACCTAATGTAATTGTAGCATTCGTAGAAGATGCAACCACTAATACAATATTACACATTAAATCATAACCTGTAGTGTTACGAACTGAAGTTCCTGCAGTCAATGTAGTAACAAATGCAGCTGTTGCAACACTTGAATTAACAGGAGCTGTAGAAATACCACCATTAACAGTTAATGCATTTGTAGTTACTGAAGTAAAAGTTGCTGAAGCAGATTGAAATGCAACTTGATTCCATGTATTTGAAGGTACATATACATATAATCTTGTTTCTGCAGAAGATACTTTATAAAACCAAAATGTCCCATATTCACGTTTTTGAATATTATTAGGGGCAATTTGAGCATACACATTGGCAGGATTCATTCCTTGTAATGGATTTCGTAATCCATATACTAAATTGTTTCCTTGATAAATTGCCATATTAAACTCCTTGTAATTAATATTTATATTAAAATTAAGGCAATTTAACAAAAATCTATCTCTTGATACATATAATTTATATATTTGTGTACACATTATTTATTTATTAAAAGAAATATATGGCAAAAAGAATTGGTAGAAAACGTTTATCCGTCGATATTCCTAAAAATTTACATACTACTTTATGCGTTATTGCAAAAAGTAGAAATATCACATTAACAAAATATGTTATTCGTGCTTTGATTCGATATTCTTTGCATGAAACACAATATGAAAAAAATATAGATTTAATAAAAGAATTTATTGAATAATTCCTTGCACTTCATAGGAAAATTTCCTACAATTCCTGCGAGTTGTATCGGAAGTCGCTCACCCAAATCATTCTCTGACGTATCAGATTCTCGTCAAATCAAATCCCTGACGTATTAGATTTTCGTCAAATCTGCAGTTATATATTATTTACTATTTCTAAAGGAAACTTATGGCTGGTATTACTACCACTAGTATTCTTTCTGCACCGGTACAACAATCGTTTGATTACAAGCTTCTTGCTGTACCAGTTCCGAATATGATACACTCAATTCCTGCAGTACGTAAAATGATGCCTGCAAATGGCGGCCGTATTTTACGTATGCGACGTTATAATCCATTAAATACTGCAATGGTACCATTGGGTAACACAGGTGTTACACCACCTCCACAACAATTGACAGCAGTTGATATAGACGCTCAAGTCAGCTTCTATGGCACCTTCGTCCAAATTAACGAACAAGTAACATTGCAGAACCAAGACCCTGTTTTAAACGAATGTGCAGCTCGTTTAGGTGTATCGCTTAGACAAACAGAAGATCAATTAACACGTGATATGCTTGCATCAACTGCATCATTTATTAACTGTGTTGGTGGAACAAATGGTGATAATCCAACAGATTTGACACGATTTGATATTGATGACGTTGTACAAGCGCTTATGTCTAATAACGCTAATACAATTACTGATAATATTGAAGGTAAAGACGCTTTCGGAACATCACCAGTTCGTAATGCTTTTTTTGGATTATGTTCTACAGATTTAATTGGTTCATTAGAAAATGTTAATGGATTTCTTAATATCAACCAATATCCATCTCCTATGAATGCATTGCAATCAGAATGGGGAGCAGCAGGTAATCTTCGTTTCCTTATTTCCTCTATTGGTTCAGTAACTTATAATGCATCTGCATTAGGAAAAAATGTTTATAACATTTTCTGCACAGGATTAGAAGCATATGCAAATATTGAACAAGATAGATATTCTGCATCATTTATTTATCGTCCAGCTATTTATTCAGATCCATTAGCACAAAATATTTCTGTAGGGTACAAATTCGCAGAAGTCCCTCGAATACTTAATGATTTATGGATTATAAATTTACGTTGCACACGATAAGGAGTAGATTATGTCATCAAATACAATTATTATGCAAGGTAGATTTACTGGAACTGGTTCTGCAATATTCATTCCTTTACGATCTGGTATCAGCTGGATGAATTTGTATAATATTACACAAACTCAAGCTGCATCATCTGGATATAATTATCAATGGTATTGGCAATTAGGTATGCCAACAAATGCAGGTATTGGATATAGTTTTGTAAGTACAACAGGTACTGCACCTTATTATTATACAACTAATGGATTTATTTTAATTGATACTTCATTATCTATTCCAGGTTCTATTAATGCAACGGTTACTGCTGTATCTACAGCTTCAATTCCAGTTGCAACAAATTCAGGTACAAATAATCTAGTTCCTGGTGATGTTGTGACTATGATAAATGTTGCAGGAGCTCAACAACTTGGCGGTATTCATTTTACAGTAGGATACAATACATTAACATCTACTACATTCTCACTTGATTATATGTCGCAATTAGCAGCAGCAGGAACAACAGGTTCTTGGGCTAAAGTTGCTTTTGATCCTATTTATTATCCACGTCGTCGTTACATTACAAAAATTACACGTGCTTCTCAAGCTGTTGTAACTCTTTCTGTAACCCATGGTTATCAAGTAGGACAAATTGTACGTATGCATGTTCCGGCTGCATTTGGCATGGTTGAAATGAATAATTTGCAAGCAACAATCGTTGCAGTTAATACTACTACAACTTCAGGTAATACTATTACATTAGATATTGATTCATCTGCATTCACTGCATTTGCATTCCCTACAACTGCAGTTTATCCATTTACACCTGCACAAGTAGTTCCACTAGGTGAAGATACACCATTTGCGTTAGCAGAAAATACTAACATACTTTCAGATGCGACAGTAAATACAGCGCAAATTGGTATGTTGTTAGACGGCGGCACAAATAGTCCTGCTGGTGATGCGAATGATGTCATTTATTGGACAGCTGGTACAGCATTTAATATTGATAATCAGTAAGCAATTAAGAAGGCTTATGATTTCATAAGCCTTCTTATATAACAAATAAAAGGATATAGTATGTCACAAGCAAAAAATTTAAAACCTGAACAAGAAATTAAAGAAACAATTACTAAAAAAGATTATGAAATTGAACGAAAAAAAGATCGCGAATTAGTACGTGGTGTATTTAAATTTTATGAAGTACCAAATGGTATTTTAGAATTTATGTATAGAAAATATAAAGGTGATTCGCCTGAGTTGTATAGCATGAAAGATAATCATATTTATACAATTCCTTTAGGAGTTGCCAAACATATTAATAATGATTGTTGGTATCCAACACATGAGTATACAGTAGATGAAAATTCAAAACCAATTCAACGCGTAGCAACTAAAAATAAACGTTGTGGTTTTCAAAGTTTAGATTTTATGGATACAGAAGAATACGACCGGGGTGGTCAACAAATTATTCAAGTAAAAAATATGGCAATCGAAGGATAAAGGAGTTTTGTATGTCATATCCTATATTGTCAATACCGTTTCCTATATATCAACCTGCAATGCGTATAATTTCAAATATAACAAATGATTATCCTGCATTAGTAACAACTACGATTCCTCATAATTATATAAATGGAGCGATTATTAGATTATATATACCGCAAGGATATGGCATGGTGCAAGCTAATCACCTTTATGCTCCGATTCAAGTCATAAGTACTACGACATTTAATATTGATATAGATACTCGATTATTTAGTGCTTTTACTACCCCAATTACTTACCCTGAAGATACGCAATATGCTCAAAGCGTACCTTTAGGGGAAGTGAATAGTAGCTTATTATCTGCTACAAAAAACGTACTACCTTATTAAATAAAGGAACATGATGGCAACAAAATCATCATTACTTGCTATACAAAATAAAGTTAGATTACTTACTCGTAGTTTAACAGAAGCGCAACTTACTACTGAAGATCTTAATCAATATATTAATACGTATGTACTTTATGATTTTCCTATGTCATTAAAGTTATTTAATTTACGTACAACATTTAGTTTTTATACAACTCCTTTTGTCGATGTGTATAGTACAAATGATAAAAGTAGTCCTTTATATAATTTTACTAACAAATATACATTTGCAGATGCTCCAGTATATATTGCTGGATATCCTGCATTATTCAGTCAGTCAAGAACTCAGTTTTTTGGAATATACCCATTAACCAATAGTATTGCTCAATTACCTACTTATGGGAATGGCGTTGAAAATCATTTTACAGGTGTTATTAATGCTCAACAAGCAAATACAACTTATACACAAAACAATCAATTAATTTGTTTATTACAACGTAATGTTTTATTTAGCGGTATTGATAATGATCTTGCTGGTATTGCTATGCAAGATAATCCTATTTTAGATATTAATTTAACTTCATAATCATACGCTTTTTGTTCTTCATCAAAATATTTAACAATTTTGTTTATAACTTTTAAATTGCTATTAAGTATTTCTCTTATTAAAACACATTTCCTATGCATGCTACCTTTAATGGCTTCTTTTTCATGCTCAAATACTCTTTTGCCTTTTCCCTTACCAACATAGAATACTTTATTGTTTCTAGGATCAATTAATTCATATACATAATATTTCATAATAGTATGAGTCCTTTCGGTTGCTCACTGTGTTATTTATGTTGTTGTGTTGCTACCCATGTTTAATGGGATTGAGTTTGCGCCTAAGAAACGACCAGCACCGTATGATGGATTGCCATAGTTCATTTGACCACTTGCTGGTGCTTGATAATTCATCATCCCTTGATTTCCCATACCTGAAAATAACTGATTCATTGTAGGTGCATTTGCTTTAGCTGCCATTGCTTTAGCTAATAAGTCATTAATAGGAGATGGTGTTTGTGTAGCAGTTGGATTGCCAATATATGTTCGTGCATAATCCATTGATGCTCCACGTAATAATGGGTGTTGTGCGTTTGTGCTGTAGTTATTACTTGGTTGAGTATAATACTGCCCAGTTTGAGCATCAAAATATACTTGACCGTCAGATGATCCCGTTCCCATTCCCATATTAAAGCTCGCTTTCTTTTCCGTTACCTGTTAGTGGATAAATAGCACGTTTATACGTACCGAACCACTCATCAGCATAGGATTTGTTTTGATAATCTTTAAAGCATGGAGTTCCTAGAGTATAGTGCACTAGTTTTGCAGAATCATTATATTCTTGCTCATCTGCTAACCAATTCCATTCTTTAGGCAACTCGCCAATTAACTCGTCTTTTAGCCACTCAAATCTGTGTAACTGCTTGCCTGTGGCTTTCATAATGTATTCAGGAGTTAAATCTTTGTTTCGCCATGCACCGCAATTAAACAGCATTACACTTGACCAGTTCTTGCGCGGATAATCTTCATTCTTTGCGCCTAGATACTTTACTGGATGTTTTGTAGTGTAATCGTGTTTAACTACCCATACTGCTTTAGACGGATCTGCTTCTATATAATTCAATAGCTCTGCAATGTCTGCTCTGATTGCCATATCGCCATCCAAAAATAGTGCATAGCCTTTATAATCCATCAGATGAGGAACTAAGAACCTGCTGTAAATAAAAGCGTTAGAACCGTCTGTGTGTGTTTCTGTGTAGCCTTTTAACGTGTTTAAAGCCAGCGGAGTAAATGATACTGGTATGCTGGCTTTTTCTATAATGGATTGACATGCTACGTGATAAGCAACAGGTTCTACTGCGCCATCAAATCCAATAAATATGTTTAACGGTTTCATTTTTTCTTATTGCGTGTACTAATTGCTTTAGCCTTTGCCTTAGCATCAGCCTTAGAACTAGCACCCCAAGCCTGTAGGCTTTGCAACAAACGAGTAGGGCTTCCATCAGGCTTACGCTCTGGACCATCCATATTGCCCATTCTAGCAAGGAACGATGCCCTGCGAGGGTTGTCACCAGACTTAACAGGAGGCTTTAGGTTGCTTCCTGCGTTCTCACGCTCATAGGACTTGCGACCCTTTTCATTCAAGCCACCTTTAGGGTTCTTACCCTCTTTTCGAGTCCAAGCCGCACTCATTTCTTCTTAGCAGTCTTAGCCGCTTGCTTAAAAGCAGACGCAGTTGGCGCACCCTTCGAGCCAACTTTACGCATACGCTCTGGAGTCTTGCCAGCAGCCTTTTGCGCCTCAATGCGTTTTTGTTTCGCATGGATGTTAGCGTAGAGTCCGTTCATTTTTTAGGCTTCTTTGCTTTGTTCTTGGCTGTGCGCTCACCCCTAACAGGCATTGGCGCAGGCTTCTTTTTGGCAGCTTTATCTAAATAAAGACCCATCATCTCGACAGCTTGACTATTTGTAGTACCCAAGATTATTCTCCTTCAGACATTTCGTCTTCTGAATCTTCTTTGTCCGATTCTTCAGTAATTGGACCGCCTGCAATCCATGCCTCACAAGTTCTCTTGGAAGCACACTTAAAATCAAAAACTTCGCAGTAACCTAAGTCACCGGCATCAATGACTTCCCAAGCATCCATCTCGGTGTCACCCATCTCTAAGCCTGTCTCAATACAAGACAGCATCTTAGGGGTTTGGATAAATGCGGAACAGTTACCGCAACGAGACTTTTTAGCTTGTTCTGGTGAATTTCTCCATGTCTTAGAGACTTCACGCCAGTAACCCATATTTGCTTCGTTGGGGTTCATCGGTCCATAGTTGGCTTTATCAATGGCTTTTTGACGATTTTCAAGATTGACAGCTACATCGCCAGTAGCTACAGGGCAAGATTCGCCATTCTTTTCTTGGCTTTGTATCTCAATTTCAATCTTTACGGAGGGTTCTAGCAAGCCGCTCATTTTTAATCCTAAAGGAGTTTGTACTATTTTCGCACAAAAAGAGAGGGAACTCAATCCCTCTAAAACCTTGGCAACGCAACTAGATTCTATCCAATGCTTTTTCGACTGTCCAATTTCTTTTAAGTCTATAAACCAATGTATTTGACTTTATGTTTAATTTTTCAGCCCATTGACTTACATTTAAAGTTAAACCTTTATATGTAATTTTTCTATTTTTTGATGTGTTATTTGCTTGTTCTTTGTATGTTTCATATTTGCAATTATTAGGCTCGTAATTTTTATTTCCGTCAATCCTACCTAATGTGTATCCATCAGGGCACTCTCCCATATCTTTATAAAAGTTCTCAAAGTTTGTCCATTCTTCACAAACTCTTATACCTTTATCGTAATAATTCTTTTTTGCAGAACCAGTTGCTTTAATGCTACATCTCATTTTCATGCCATTCCAAATTCTATAAGTCCTAGACCTTGAAAGACCATGTTTTTTCATTCTTTCACTTGTGAACTTTGGAGAATCACATCCACAACTTTTTGTTCTTCCTGTTCTTAAATCTGTTCCTGCATTTATTTTTACAGAGCCGCAATCACACAAACATTCCCACATAACTTGCCAACTAGAATTTCTATGAAGTTCTTTAGTAACAAGCAATTTACCAAACCTCTGTCCAAGCATCTCCACTTTTGTCATTTATCAATTTCCTAATGGTTTCGTTAAGAACCATAAGCTCATCGAGTTTTTTAATTCTCCACATTGCTTTAGTCCCATGTATGCCATTATAACCTTGGTGGCAATCCTTACAAAGTGGGATACATAAGTACTGATGGTGTTGTTTTATGTGGTGAGCATCACTCGGTCCTGATTGACCGCAAACACCACAAGGCATCTCTTTGATTCTTGCTAGGTGTAGTCTTTCTCGTTTTGTAAAAGTGTTATTCAATCTCTACCACCTTGTCGCCATGTGATCTTATGTAGTCTTTTGTTTTCTGAATGTATCTCTCAAACTCACTTCTTGCAATACTTCCTTGCTGTAGATCAGCAAATTGAATCAAGTCTCTACAGGCTTGAATAGTCTGTCCGTCTAATCCCATATTGAGTGTCTCTTGGTAGCGGATAGCGGCTTTGTGGAGTCCTTCTTGGGCTTTCTCACAGTAAGGCAAAACCTCTGGTCCTACCCCACCCTTACCCATCATCTCACTCAGATTAAGCACATCGACTAGGACTCTCCAATCATGGATTGTGCCTTTTCCCTTTGCCATAGCCTCCAAAGCGGAATACTCAAGCATCCTGAGTTTGTCCAGTTTGTCCCTCTGGGTTATCGCTGCTCCCACTAGGGCATGGTTGATGGGATTCAATAGATTCCAATGCTTTCTCTTTGTTTTCTTGCGAGTCATTATCTTTTCCGAAAATGGCGTTCCATCGGTTTGCGTATTCTTCGTTAGTTACTGAAAACGGGCGACCCGTTGAGCCTTTGCTCATAATTTTTCTCCCTAAGTGCTAGTTCTATGTCTTTTGCAAAATCGTGCATGATTACCGAATCTGGCGAAAACTTACTTGAGATATTCCATAACTCACATCTTTCTTTGTAAGTAAGACCAATCCAAGGTTTTTCAGGAGTGTCTACCACTTCTAGCAAAGCATCGTGAGCTTTATTCAAATCCGTTGTTTCACCAGTCCAATGCCATAAATGCAAAGCGTCTAACGCTAATTTAATTGCTTCATCTTTGCTCATGATTTCATATTCCTTACAAAAGTAGCAAAACTCTCAGCAGTACTGCCAAATGCTTTCATCTTGTCAAACTCTCTAGCCACTTCCTCTAGGATTGCGTTTCTTTGAGAAGGTGAGACATAAATGTCAAAGTAATACGGCTGACCTAAATCCCTCAGTATCTGCTTACCAAGGTTAGATTGTTTCTCCACCTCGTTAAAGGCTTCGTCTTCCTCTTTTGTCCATTCAGTCATGGTTCTTCTCCTTGAGTTTGGCTTCAATGGCTCGGGCAAAGTGAATGTCCGTGTGCTGATGAGAAGCCGAACACTCAGCCACAATCAAAACAATCTCCTCATCCGTCAGCCCA